CTTTTATACGTTGTAAAAATATTTGTGCATTACCCCGGTTGGATAGATTTTTTATTAAAACTAGTGATGAACCGAATTTATATGGAACATATTTATATGGCAAGCGGCTAGATCATGATATGCATACCATTGGGTGTAGTAATGTTCATATGTCATCACGTGAATATAAACAAGATAAGATGGAAGTACCTTGGTTGGGAAAATTTTTGCCAGTACATAAAATTGTTGTACCAACAGGATACGAGTTTACTTCTTGTGGAGTTGCTGTGGGAGATTGTGGAATGTTATTAATAAATAGCGATGAAAAGTTAAATGCGCGGAAAATTATGGGCATTCATGTTGCAGGTACATTGGATGGATCAAGTGGGCTTGCATGTCCTGTTTATTATGAAGATATCGAAGAAGTTTACCGCAAGTGTGGTAAGTTCATTGCAATGAATAATTTTGATGTTGTAGATATACAGGAGAGTGCAAGTAATTTGGTGGAGCCATTGCGCGATATGTTTCCTATAATTGGAGCTTTGCCCAAGTATAATGGTCGTAAAGTTAAGTTAACTATGCCTAGTAAAACGAAAATTAGTAAATCTGTTGTTTTTGATATAATGGAACAAGATTATGGTCCACACAATTTTGAGCCTGCGCGTTTGCGACCATTTAAAATTGGTGAAGCCGTTCATAGTCCAATGATAATGGGTTTGTCTAAAATGAATAGTGTGACAAATCCTATTGAACCTGATATTCGTGCGATTGTTTGTGAGCATATGTTTACCAGTATAATGGATTGGCAGAGTCAATATATTTATGAACCACGTTTGCTTACGTACGATGAAATGCTTAATGGCGTTAATAATTTGAATAAAATTGATATAACGACTAGCGCTGGCTATCCGTATGTATTGGATACAACTAAAGGAGGTAAGCGTGATTTAATTTATGTGGATAATAATAAGTTGGTTATGACTGATGAATTACTGGCAAAAGTGCAATATCGTGAAGAGTGTGCGCGACTAGGTATTATTAGTGAAACCTTTTTTGTTGACACTCTTAAAGACGAAACTCGACCCATTGAAAAAGTTAAAGCAGGTAAGACTCGCGTATTTCAAGTTGGTCCTGTATGTTTATCGTTGTTAATGCGTAAATATTTTGGATGGTTTTTAATGCATTGTCAAAGTACATATGTCAATGGTGAAATTGCAGTTGGTATCAACCCGAATAGTAGCGAGTGGACTCGTTTACTTAGACGTCTTATGCGTGTGGGCGATAAGTTCATTAATGGTGACTATTCAGGGTATGACGCAGTTATGTCACAACCAATAATGATGGATGTATGTTCAGTTATTAATAGATTTTATAAACAAGATGATGATCATGAAGACTCCATAGTGCGTAGGGTACTATTCGCAACGTTTTTAAATAATATTCATATAGTTGAGGATGTAGTATTTATGCGTCTACAAGGTAATATGTCGGGTATAGCGCTGACAACCAACG